CATCCCAGATAATTTGCGGAGGTGCGCTATGGGTATTTTCTATCACCAGTTTACTGCGGTCGGAGCTGCTGCACAGCCTATGCATGCCGAAGCTGTTCAGCTTGCCACTGCCTGCGCACACCATTTCACGCCGATGGCAGGGATAGGTATAGGTATAGCAAATGGATCTTGCAGAGCCGCTGTGGCTGTGAATTTTCCACCTAACTATCCGGCTTACGCGGGAAATCCTTTTGGAGTTATGTATGGGAATTCGCAATTAGCTGCTCAAGGCATTGCGGTTGGTCAGGGAGGAGGGGCTCTTGGGGCACATGCTGAACGGGCTGCTTTAACTGCTGGAGCTGGGGCTGGAGGGGGGCCTGTACCTTTATATACTGTTGCCGTAGCCGGAGCATTGGCCAATGCGGTATTATTTGTCGAACTGCAACCCTGTCAGGGGTGTCAGAACTGGCTTGGTGGTGCTGGTGGAGGAGTCCCAAATCCGTATAACGGTATTATCAATGGGTTAGGGGCAACAACTAATCTTCATGTATGGTATCGCTGGCCTTTTCCAGCAGGTGTCGCCGCGATGATTGCCTTTCACGGAAATCTACTTCCCGCCCAAGTGGGGATCATTGCGGGTTGGTAGCAACGCAACGTGTTAATAAAGTCAAGCGCATCCGAAACTTGTTCAGGGTGCGCTTTTTTTGTGCTTTGTTGCATTCTGCATACATGGCGAATGAACAGAACCTGAAGCCCGCTCGAACCAAGAGCGAAGCAAGAGAAAGAGGCCGGAAAGGTGGCATCGCTTCGGGTGAATCCCGGCGCGAAAAAGCGACTCTCCGAGAATGCCTTGATCTGTTGCTGACGCGGAAGATGGGAGACGGGGGACGCAGCGGCGCGGAAATCCTTGCCGCCGCCCTGTTCAAGAAGGCCGCGAAGGGAAGCGAGAGGGCGTTTGAGCTGATCCGCGATACCGTGGGCGAGAAGCCGTCGGATCGCATCGATCATACAAGTTCCGACGGTTCCATGTCTCCCTATCGGCTGACGCCCGCTGAGGTGGCTCAGGAGCTTATCCGCCAATCCGAGGAACTGGAGGGAGAAGAGTGATCTTCCCCACGCTTGAGCAGTACGCCCGCGCCAAGGGAGCGGCGACCCGCGTTCCCCGCGTCATCCTGCCGTACCACCGCAAAATGTATGCGGCCATCACGTCATGGGCTGCCGGCACGTTGCCCGGCGGCGCACGGAATCTGGCGATCACGATTCCTCCCCGCCACGGCAAGACGCTCGCCGCGCACGACACCGTGGAATGGCTGTTCGGCATGGTTCCCGAGAGCCGCTGGCTCTATACGGCGTACAGCGCGGATTTGGCCGTTTCCCAGACCATGCGCATACGGGATGCGCTGGTGTCCGACTGGTACCGCCGCATGTTCCCGGACACGCAGGTGAGGGGCAACCGTCAGAACTTCGTGACCACGGCGGCGGGCGGTGAGCTGTACGGCGTAGGCATGACCGGGACGCTTACCGGGTTTGGTGCCGGGAGGAAGCGTCGGGAGTTCGGAGGGGCCATCGTCATCGACGATCCCCTGTCCGCCGAAGAGTCACGCAGCGCGACCAGACGCGCCCACGTCAACGAATGGTACACGCGGACGCTCAAAAGCCGCCGCAACCACGACGGCACCCCGATCCTGCTCATCATGCAACGTCTGCATACCGAAGACCTCGTTGGGCATGTGCTCGCTACCGAACCGGGACTTTGGCGCGTGTTGAAGCTCTCGGCGATGGATGAAGCCACGGGGGAAATGCTCTGGCCTGAAACGTTCAGCCGCGAGTCGGCGGAACTCATGCGCGAAGTGGACCCCATGACGTTCTATGCGCAGTACCAGCAGGAGCCGATGATCCCCGGCGGGGCGATGATCAAGAAAGAGTGGTGGCAGTGGTTCGATTTTGACGGGCAATACCGCTTTGACGGGATGCTCTTTGCCACGGCGGATACCGCATACAAGGCCAAGTCCACGGCTGACGCCTCGGTCATCCGGGTGTGGCACGGGACACGGAACGCCCTTGATTGTGTTGATTGCGCCTATGGGCGGTGGGAATTCCCGGAACTGCTCCACGCCGCCCAGCTTGTCTATGAACGCTGGAAGGAGCGGGGCCTGCGCCAGTTCTTCATTGAGGACAAGGCGACGGGCACCCCGCTGGAGCAGACGCTGCGGCGGCAGGGCGTTCCCGCCTACGGGTGGCGTCCGGCTGACTTCGGTTTCCCGGACGACAAGGTTTCCCGCGTGCAGGAATCGGCGTGGGTGGTTGCGGGCGGCCGTGTCCGGCTTCCCCGTGGCGCCGAGCACGCGCAGGTGTTGGTGGACGAGGCGGCGCGGTTCATGCCGGATATGAGCCACGCACACGATGACCATGTGGACACGCTGACGATGGCCGTCAGCATTTGGCGTTATGCAGGAGGTCAGGCATGAGCCGTTTTCCCATCCGTTCCAGCCGCCGGGTCGTCGTCCGGCGTCAGCCGATCCGCAACATGATGCTGGACGGCGGCGGGGCATCCGGGAACGGGGACCGCGGGGCCTTGCAGCACGCCGCGCAGCGCACCAGCAACCCCTATTACAGCAACAATTTTCTGTACCGCTGGCAGGAGTACACGCGCTGGTACATGACGAGCTGGGAGGCCCGGAAGATCATCGACATCCCCGTGGACGACGCCCTGCGCCTGCCCTTTGAAATCACGGGCGTTGATACGGCATTGTCCACGGATCTGCGCAGCGCCTACGAAGCCTTTGACCTCGACCGCCAGAACCGCCGGGCCCTGATTCAGGAACGGCTTTACGGCGGGTGCTGCCAGACCATCGTGATCAAGGGTGAGGAGGATGAAAACCTGTCGGATCGGCTTTCCCCGGAACACATCCGGCGCGGCGACCTCGAAGCCTTCAACGTGGTCGACGTGTCGCGTATCACCCGGCCCGACTACGATCAGAATCCGTTTTCAGCGGGTTATGACCGGGCGGAACGCTACATCATTCAAGGGGTGGAAGCTGACGTTTCCCGGCTGGTCGTGTTCGACGGTTCGCCGCTCATCAACCGGGCGGCTATGAACATCCTCCAGAACTTCCGGTACAACCCTGCGGGATTTGGGGAATCGAAGCTCGCGCCGCTGTACGATCTGCTGGTGCGCGTGGTCGGGACGCAGCAGGCTGCCTACCACCTCGTCAACATGGCTTCTGTCCTCTTGGTGCGGACAAGCAACCTCATGGCGTTGCAGGCCACGAACAATCTCGCCATCGACAAACTGGAAGAGATTTGCAAGCAGATTTCGCTCTATCGGGGGGCCATCATCGACAATCCGAACGCCGACGTGCAGCAGCATGCCGCCTCGTTCGGGAGCGTTCCCGAGCTGGTGATGTCCTTTGCGCAGCTTCTCAGTGCGGCCTCGGACATTCCGGCGACGCGGTTTCTCGGGCAGGCCCCGGGCGGGCTCAACGCCACCGGGGAAAGCGACCTCCAGAACTACTACAACATGATTGACGCCTTCCAGCGTCTGCGGATCAAGCCCGTTGTCCTGAAACAGCTTTCCGTCATCGGGCCGCACCTCATGGGGTTCGAGAGATGGCGGGCCGCGTCGAAGTCGCTGGACATCGTTTTCCCGCCGCTCTGGAACGAGTCGTCGCAGGTCAAGGCGGAGAACGCCCGCACCTACGCGGAACTTTTCCGGGTGCTGTACGCCGATGGCGTCATCAAACGGGATGTCGTGGTCAAGGAACTCATCCAGCGGGGCGTGTTCCAGACCGGGGAGCAGGTGAAGGATTTCCTTGCCGAGGAAGAGGATTCCCCGGACGCCGCAGACCTCATGCAGCCCGTTGATCCGTCCGGCCCGCTGGCGGAACTGGAAAAGCTGGCCGCATCGGGGAGGGCCGTCTGATGCCTTCCATGATTGTCCTCAACGCCAAGCGAACCCGAAAGCTGCCGGGCGTCCGTTCCCCGAAGCCCGTGGAAGTCCGGGCGCGCCGGGCGATCGATTCCCTGATGGCGCCGATGCTGGCGGACGTCGCGGCGCGGCTGTCCGGGCTGGATTCCATGACCCGCATTGCCGACGTGATTCTGGCCCTGCGCGAGGCGCAGGAGGTCTGGGAGCGGGCGTTTTCATGGAAGGCGGAAGGGCTGGCCGGGCGTTGGGCGCTGGATGTGGACGTCATCGCCAAGGAGAAGCTGGGGCGG